CCGACGTCGCAGCTGAACGCTCCGGAGCGCAGCAGGAACTCATTGCAGCGCTCCTTGTAGCGCGCGAAGTGCCAGGCCTGCGCCGGGATCGTGATCCCGAGCGCGTTGAAGCGCATGTTCTTGATCGTGACGCCGGCGTCCTGGAACGCGGGGTCCATGTAAGCGATCGGGTTGTCCTGTTTGTAACTCCTGGTGGCGTCGGCGAACTGGACCTCGATCTGGTTGGCGCGCGCGTCCAGCTCGAGCCAGGTCTCGGAGAACGAGTCCTGCGCCATGTTGCCCATCGTGAAGATCTGCACCGGCACATCCGGTCCGTCGATGAAGACGTCATAGTCGCGGCCTATCGGGATGAGCTGCGCGCGCGACATGTTGCCAACGGCGTTGACCTGATTCCAGAGGTTACCCCCGTCGCTGTCGAAGACGCCGTTGAAGACGTGCCGACGGATGCTGCCACCGTTGCCGTCGGCGACGAGTTCGTCGTTCATCTCGGCCCACGCAACCCACTTGTCGATGAAGCGGTTGATGTTCGCGAGCGTCACGCCGGGGTACTGGCCGCCACCGTACAGCGGGTCGAGCATCATGTCGGCCGCCACGCACGCGGGGTTGTCTTCCTCGAACGCCTGCAGCTCGGCCGGCAGCATGTTGTTATCCAACGTGCGCAGGCCGTGGGTGATGTTGGCCGTAACGTTGATGTCCGAGCCGCCGAGCTGCCCGGTGGCCAGTGCGCGAACGCCGATCAGGACCATATTCGGGTAAGCGAGATCCTGCAGCTGGATCTCGTTGACCGAGTGGATCCACATATCCTGCCCGATGTTCGGCGAGAAGTTGTCGCCGGGATAGAGCGTGTGTTTGTCCTGGCAGCTGCCGTATTTGGTGACCCGGATGTCATAGCAGCCCGGCGTGAGTCCATAGATCGACGTGCGGTTATAGCAGACCTGCGTGGTCGCGTTGCAGTAGGCGACGTAGCCGGCGCCCCAGCTCGTGACCTCGACCTGGTTGATGTCCGGGTCAGTCATCTGCCACTCGCCGATGAAGGTCTTGGTGTAGCTGGAGGTCGACAGATCTGGATTGACGACGAGAACCGTTTCCGTTCCAGACCAGGGATCGCCGGGATTGTGGGGCCCGTTGTCCGAGGCGTAGACGATTCCGCTATCAGGCGGCTGGTCGGTGGCCACCGCAACCCAGGTGTTGTAGGTCTCAATCTCACCGGTGATGGGGTTGTACGCGACGACATCCTCGGTCGCGTCGGGTTGGATGACCGGCTGCCAGTCATTTGCTCCAGTGAGTGAGTACTCGACCAGGTAGGTGATCCATGCCGGCACGATGTTGCCGTCGTTGGTGTGGACGAATACGCCGTCCGGAAACTGGATGTCGACCTGGAGGATCTGCGTGAGCGTGCCGGTACCAGGAACGATGACGGGCTGAGCGGCGAGACACTGAGCGTCCTGCGGATAGCCGTTGACGATGCGGTTGAAGTTGCCGATCGGCGTCTGGTCATTCGATCCCAGGCGCGTGTAGTACTGCACGTTCGCGTACTCGGCGATCGACTTGCCGTTGATCTCGATGTCGGTGATCGAGCGCGCCGGGCCGAAGCCGAAGCACACCAAGACGTTCAGGTACTGATCGATGCCCTCGACGTCGATGAAGCTGCTTATGATGTTGCCGCCCCAGCCGAATGTGCCGTAGCCCTTGGGGATCACGGTTCCGGACTGCGCGAGCGAATGGGGCCCGTCGAAAGCGTAGGTCGGCGTCTGCTGCTTCGCTGCCGGCGTCAGCAGGCTCGTGATCGCGCTTATCGCCAGGTTGCCGACGATGCTGATGGATCCACCTAAGATGGCGTTGCCCGTGACCGTCGAGACCCCTAACGCCGCGCCAAGGCCTGCGCCAACTCCGGAAGCGATCAGCGCGATCGACGCCGCGGCGATCGCAACCTCGCCTAGGGCTTTGAAGACAGTTCCGTTGCCAATGTTCGGGCTAATGACGATGCAATCACCGTCACGCGGTGTGATCTCGTTCCAGATCGAGCGCGGCCAGACATGACCGTTCAGCGAAACAATTATGTCGTCGAGGAACGCTTTGGATTCCCCATCAGCCTGGATCCCTCGAAAGGAATGCTGCAGAAGGTATTTCTCAAGGGTTAGGCCCGATGGGTAGATGTCGATCTTCTCAAGGCCAACAGACGGCTGTAGCGGGTTCGTTACGCGGACGATGCGAATCAAAGGGCACTCTCCACGCGGTAGAAACCGAGCACGCGCCGCGACCAGGCGCAGCGCGTCAGGACCTCAAGGGTGGAAGCGCCGGCGTCTTCCGAGGCATGAAGCATGCGGTAGCGATCGACCATGCTGCCGATGTGCCGGTGAAAGTCGCTCCCCGGAGATCGGAGCAGGACCACGCAGCCAGGCTCCGCGGCGTCAAGGCGATGTGCTTCGCTGAACTGGCCGCCGTCGGCGATCGCGCGGTGCAGCTCGTCGACGTCCGTGAGATATGCCGGCAGCGCTAGCCCACGTCGGCGCTGGAACTCCATCGCCAGTCCGAGGCAGTCGTATTCGAACGGACCGCGGCCATGGAGCGCGAACGTCTTCCCGACGAGGTCCGCGTAGATGCGTGCTGGGATCGGTGCGTTCATGCCACGCTCGCGACGGCAGCGCCGTTGGTGTCGATGCCGGGGAACGTCCCAATCCGGATCACGTTGTTATGCGCCTGGCAGCCAGTGGTGCCGTCTATCGTGTGCGAGCACGTCGTCATCGAGCCGATGTAGCCGCACGGCGCACCGGGATTCTGGAAAGCCGTATTGCCGGCGGCCAGAGCAGCTGCGGCCGCAGCCTGCAGCGCGGGCGAGTTGTACTGCCAGATACAGAAGTTCGGGCGGTACATCGATATAGGAAAGAGCCGGCGCAGGGGTGAGCTCGCGCCGAGTTTAAGCTTCACCAGCTTGGCGTCCGACGTGGTCGATGTGACTGTGAACGCGATAGACAGATCCGGCTCGCCGGCGGGGTTGGTCGTATTGACCGCATAGAGGTAGAGGTTGGCGCCGACGACGCCGGCGTACTGCTCGATGATTCCCTGCAGCACGCGCATGACGTTCGAGGCCTGGATCTCGCAGTCCGGCACGCTGCCGTTGCTGGAGACAGTCAGGTCGCCCATCGTGAAGTTGAAGGGCTCATAGACCTGCGGACCTGCGCCGTCACCGGCGTCGAAGGTAATCGGCTCCAGGTTCCTCACCAGGCGAACGTGTGACTGCGCTACGGTGAGGCCAGGTTGCGCCGGCAGACCGTTGCCGGGATACTCGATATCCATCAGCAACAGCCATGGCTCGCCGCTGGCGAGCTTGTGGCGTTCCATATTGGCGATGACGGAGAGAAGCGAGATCGGAGGGCTTGGCTGCGACACGCTACACCTCCCGAATCGTGAAGGTGCAGTCCTGGCGGAACTCTCCCTCGACGTTGCCGGAGTCTGTGTATGCCGGCAGGGTGCTGAACCGGACCTGGTAGTTTTGCGGGTTCTTCGGGTCGCGCGGATCCGGGAACAGGAACACCTGCGCACCGTAGATCGTTTTGCGCTCGACGAAGCTCTGCAGCTTGAGGACGTCGCCGGGCTTGAGCATGTCGATCGAGATCTCCCACTGCCTGCGCATGCGTGTGTAGCGTGCGCGCGTGGTCTCCATCCCGTTCTCCATTGGGTCGCGGAGAGTGGGATCGATCATGGTGCCGTGCGTCTTGAGCGCGGGCTTCCGGCTGAGCTGGGGGAACGTAAGCACGGCGAGGTTATCGCTCGGATTGCCGGATTCAGGCAAAACGACGCACACTCACCGCGTGCTGAAAATGACCAGCGACTTCTCCGGACCACTTGCCGGCATCGAGCAGATGCTCGGCGACGATCTGCCGTTCACGATCGCGCGGTTCCTCACTATGCAGGCGCAGTCCGGACAGAAGGCAGCGCGCGCCGGTGAAAAAGGCGTCTTCAAACTCCGCAACGACTGGACTACACAGAACACGAAGATCACGCCGGCGAAGAAGACGACCCTGTTTTCCGAGGTTTACACAGACACCAGCAACCGGCAGACCGGAGCTGAGGATTACCTTCCCCGCCAGGACGAGGGCGGCGAACGCGTTCCTGTAGCCGGCCACAGGTTCCTCGCAATCCCGACCAAGTATCTCCGCAAGGTTGCACCCGGAATCATCCCCGACGCGCTGCGCCCGAAGAACCTGCTGCCGCCGGGCATCGAGATCGGCGTCAAGTATGCCGGCAGCTTCAACTCGCGCACACGGCCGCGCCGCGGGCTTGGACGGGATACCAGGAAGAAGCTCGGCAACAGCGACTTTATGGCCTTCGTACAAACTACAAAATCAGGAACGCTGTGCATTTTCGTCCGGCACGGCGGCGTGGGCTATCACGCCGGCAACAACGACGCCGAGCCCTGGTACACGCTGGTCCGCAATGCACACATCAAAGCAATCTTTCCGATGGAGCAACTCGTCGCCGAGGCCCTCGACGCGGACCAGGAGAAGAACTTCGATCGCGCGGCCGCCGAAGTACTCGTCAACAACGCCCTGAAAAATGGATTCCAAGTTCGTTTCTAGTGCAGCAGCTTCACCTTGCCGCCCTGGGACCGCAATTTGCCGGTGAAGACTTCGCGCGTGGCGGCGATCAAGCTGATCCTGGTCCGCTTGTAGGCAGCCTTCTTACGCAACAGGATCGCCGCGCCGGTGAAGGTAGCGCGCGTCAGCGTCCAAATCTTCTCGCGCATGTCAGCGACGTGGGCGTCGGCGAGCTCGTAGCTCATCCCCAGCTCAACGTTCGGCTTCATCATCTCTGCCGTGACCTCGGGAAAGTCGCGACCATAGATGTAGCCCTTGACCAGGAGCTCGTCAAGATGGATATAAGCGTCGGTGATGACGCCGCATTTCTGCCGGGCGTCATGGCCGTCCCAATCCTGCTTATAAGCAACAGCCATCCCGATCAGCGAGTCGAGCGCGTCCTCCGCAGCTTCCCTGGTGAGAATGACACGGTGGCCGCGAGATCCGCTGGGTGC